GGAAACTCAGCGCAAAATAGTCTCAACAGAATTTGATCGCTATGCGTGAAGAGTGTCAGGGCGAGGGAAAGTACTGCGGAATTAAAAGGCATACCAAAGCCTTTAAGATTGAGCACTCTGACCTTTCCCTTGCAAAGTATCCAGGCTCATACAAATGTAGCACCTGTGATACTTTATTTGACTATGAAGTGGTTAATAAACAGATAATTTATAAGATTAGGAATAAAACAAATGAACACATACCAGAAATTGAATCTAGCGAGGAGCAAGTTTCATCAACAGAAGCTGAAGAAGTCGGGGTTAAATAAGTTTGCAGGGTACTCATACTTTGAGTTATCAGACTTTCTTATCCCCGCCTTAAATATCTTTCACGAAATTGGATTGTGTGCAACCATTTCTTTCACCAAAGAATATGCGGAAATGATCATAGTAAATGTGGATGCTCCTGAAGAACACACTATTGTGATCAGTTCACCAATGGGATCTGCCGCACTCAAGGGATGCCATGAGGTACAAAATATTGGTGCAGTTGAAACCTATCAAACTAGGTATCTTTTTGTACAGGCACTTTGCATTGTCGAGCACGATGTATTAGATGCCACAACAGGCCAGACCCCAGTTAAACGTCAAACCCCCACAGATAGTGCTATAGAGCTCGATGAGGATGCTGAAAACAAATTGGTAGACATTGCAATAGGTATTGAAGATATCGTCTCACAGGGCGATATAGTGGGAGCATACAAAGAGTATTTAAAAGTAACAGATGACGAAGAGAAAACATTCCTTTGGAAGAAGTTAACTAGTACAACAAGGTCAGCAATCAAAAAACATGGAGAATCACTTAAATGACTTACGACAACACAAATAAAGGCATTCTTGGTAAAAACCGAGATAAAAGCAAAGAAACCCATCCCGAATATAAGGGCCAGATCAATGTGGCTGGAGTTGAATATTGGTTAAGTGCCTGGGTCAAAACAAACACAAAAGACAACAGTAAGTTTTTCAGTCTATCATTAACCCCTAAAGATAGAGATGTTCAGACCCCTACTCGTAGAGATCCACTTGCTGAAGATGACTCGGATATACCTTTTTGATATTAGGGTAGGTGATTGAGGTTTTGATTGGACTCCTTCCTCTTTCATCTACCCGCCTTTAGGATTTATATGTTAATAGATGCTTTGATTTTTGCAACAGTCACAATATTATTTTGGACTTTGTTTTCAATATTTTTGTTTATAGCTTTATGGTATTTAACAAAAGATTAATTTGGGGGGTCATACTTAACTTAGTACCTATTCTGGTAGATGAGAAATGCTAAGTTCTATACAGTTCCCCAAAGATTTGACTGTATAGACCCTATAATCCTGGCGAGGGGCGGGAAATCTACTATCCCCTCAACTTATAATCTTGCCTTCTTTTAACTCGGCTATAGTTAATCCTGATGTATATTGAAAGTGAGCAAGTTCTTTAAAAGACTTCCAGTTACCCGCCCATTCTAGGCCGCACGCCTCCCCTATTTTTCCTACTTGGTTCCAAACGGGATGAGATCCATCCCAATCCGGTTTGCCAAGCACCAAAGGGACAACATCCACAGCACAACGATGGTTATGAAAAGAATCTCCTGCTCGTGCGTTAGTGACGATTTTCCCCGGAGTTGTGCGACCTTGTTCATAAAGCGCATTTTGGCTTTCATTATCACGGTATGTTGATGTAACAAGAATATCGATGCCTGCAAGTTTACAAGCCTCAATAAAATTATCAACTCTTGATTTAACTTGCGGCAATAATTCATTTAAGTCTCTTGAGTTAATCATTTTGGTGATGTAGGTGTAGAGTTATAAAGCATTTCAGATTTCTTCTGACTAGATTGACTGCTACCAAAGTAAAACGCTGTAACCTGTTCTGCCTTTGCTGATAGATAACCAACCAAAGTACCCGCCATAGCACTTTCAATATGCGAATAACCCATCAGAGTACCAAAGATAGTAGCTATAAAAGATCCAACAATAATCAACGCAAGAGTTGGGACCAAATAGGAATGTGTAGCTATTTGCATATTCCTGGCTGATGTTCTGTCTGCAACAGCCAGTTGTTCAAAGTTTAATCCAAGAGTCTCCTCAGTCTTTTTCAGGTCTAATTCAGCCTGTTTAATGGCTGTTATTTGTTCAGAAGTTAACTTTCCATCATCCATCATTTGCTTGGCATCATCTTGAGATACGCCCAATACTTTAGATACGGCCTCATAGGCTAGGCCACCAAAGGGTCCAGCAATAGCGGTTGCAATAGTGGGGGCAATTTGTGTTAACCAACTCATAATATATCCTTACAGTATTTTGGAACAAACCCAGTCTCTTTAAATATTTGAAAGCACTCTAGCGTTTTAGTGTCGCTATAAAAGCGTTTTCTAAACTCAACATCAATCTCATGTTTATATTTGTCTGTTTTGTACATATGATCTATTTCATACATTAAACCAACGCAGGAAAGCATAAACACAATTACGCAAATGCAAATGACAATCTTATAGTTGATCTCGTCTTGCTTTCTTTGCCGATCCCTTGATTCAATTGCATCCTTTTTTTTTGAGCCGCTTCATACTTTGCTCGATCAGCAATTAATTTAGCCTGCTCTTTCTCAAACTGATGCCACAAATCTCCAAGCTCTGGAGGGCTTTCATAAACCAACATCTGCCTTAGATCATATTGCGCTTGTTCTAATTGTTTTCTAGCCAATATATTTTCTAATGCTTGAGCCTGTATTGACTTTCCTTTAGGGGGGTTCTTTTCTCTTTCTTTTAACTCAACATGAGCCTTTTCACTATGCTCAAAAAAGTTACCCAGTCCCATTGAAATTTCATGCAAAACACCATAAGCCTCTTTACCGGTTGCCTTAAAGTCTTTGTAAAGCGCTACCCCTTGCTTAACCGCAGATAAGACAGTTAGGCAAGCGCTTATTGGTTCGATCATCGCTTCCAGAACTGGATAAATGCAGTCAACGCAGTAAAGAACCCTACAACAATAATAATAGGTTTAGCCACACTAGCTATCCAACCAAGCACTTTAAACGCACCCTGGAGGTTATTAAACGCTTCTACCATACCTTTGGTATTGACATCAATGTCATCAACCTTGGCCTCTAAAGAAACCAACCTTTCATATATTTGTTCGTGGGTTACGTTTTCCATGTTATTTAGCCTTTTCTAGCTCTCGCTTAAGTTCTTTAATTCTTTCAGGATTCTTTTCTGTTGCAAGTTGTTGATTTATTTCGTTACGATAAACCGGATTACTTGCTTTAATGAACAATGATCTCATGGCAGGACTTAGTTCTTCAGCTTTATTGGCTCTTCCTAAATCTTGTGTTCCAGTTACTTCACCCATAGCTTCATTAGCTTTTTTCATAGATTCTTCATAGGGCGTGCCGTATCTATGAAGCATATAAGCACCAAGGCCACCAGCACCAAGCATTCCAAGCATAGCCCCAATATGAGAAAAACCACTTTCTTTTGGATTTATATTTCCTTTAGCATATTGTTTTGCTTCAGACATATACTTAACCAAATCAGGATATTTTTCTGGATTTGCATTGATATGAGCTTCTATTTCATGTATTTTTGCAGGCGCTCCTCCTTGGGATTTAGCCATCTTACCGCCTAATACATTATGAAAAACATCTTCCCATGCTTTATCAAATTGTTCGGTAATGTGTGGATGTTCTTTTAAGTTTTCTGTTCCCGCCAATCTATTAGCTATTTGGTTGTAATATTTATTGTAAGGTTCTTCTTCTTTTAAAACCTGAGCTTCGGCTTTTGTTCTTCTAGGAATTGCCGCACCTTTAACTTCTTTTTCAGGAGTTGGTTGAGTTTTTATTTGCTCAACTCCACCCTGAGAAGGATTTTCGGCGGAATTAGTTAAACTACCTGACTCTTTTGTCGCATTTGTTTCATCAGAAAATGCTGCTTCTTTTTCTCCGGTAGCAGGTTTAACTTTAGGTTGTTCTTGATTTGTAGATTCTTGAGTTGTTTCTAATTGTGATTTTCCTGAATCTGCACCTGGGTCTTTTAAAGGATTTGCATTATCACCACTTTCCACAGGATTATTAGAAACAGATGGATTCGGTTGATTAGTAAGATTTAATATATCTTGACCAGTTTTCAATTGTTCATTGTTTACTGGCATTTTGTCAGCAAGTTCTGAAAGAGTTTTTTCTTTTTCTTTTAAAACTGCTTCAGGTTTTTCAATAGTTGGTTTTTCAACTTCTAAAACAGGTTCTTTTCTGTTTTCAATAACACTTTCTTTATTTTCTTTAAACCAAGGATGAATATGTTTATCATAAGCAACCTTACCTGCTCCTGCTGCAATTCCACCTAAAGCAGAATAAACCAAAAAAGGATGATTGCTAACTAAATCAGTACCTGCTTCCATTAATTCTTGATCAAGTTTTTTGGCAGAAGATGGAGGATTCGGTGCAGGAACATTAGAAATCATAGTTTTTGCAGCATTACCAACTATGCCAGTAAGATTTGAAACTTGATTTGCGGAAGGAATAACAGCACCTGTTGCAGGTTGTTTAATAGCTGGAGGTTTAATTCCAGACATTTGTGTTTGTGTAGGAATCAAGCCATTTGCTTGTGGTTCTGATTGTTGAATATCTGATGCAATAAATCTTGGAACCGCCATATCTGAAGCTGCGGGGTCTGTATTTACAGATGAAATTGTCATTTTTCTTCTCCCCAAACACCATTAATTAATCTTTCTAATCTGTGAGTTCTTGGATTTACTCTTAAAGTTCCTTCTGGAATTTTAGGCATTTTTTCACCTTGAGAATCCCTTTTTAGATAATCATAAGTATCTCGTATTGCTTTAAACATTTTAGAATTTTGGTAATCTTGTTGCACTTGATTTAAGTCAAGATTTGCAATATTGTCGGGATTTGTTTTTGCAGCAACATAAACTCTGTTTGCGTAACCTAATGCGTGATGAGCATTTTCTTCTCTTGCTATAGAGTTTTGTATTAAATTATTATGCCCAGATGTGAATATATCATCAGGAGCAACTCTATTAAACCCTGGAATATTTCTAAAATTTTCAGGTGTTTTATTATCCAAATCAAGCAATTGGTTATGCAAATACATTATTCGCATCAAATTATTTGTTGCTTGAGTATCATTTCCTGTTGCTTTTAGCAACATACCCATCATTAAAGCTCTAGGATCAGTTGTAGATTGTGCTGATGCGCTTGTACCAGATGTATTTGCGTTTTCTATTCTGCCAGATGCACCTGCATTTGTTCCTTGCGTTTGTGATTCAGATAAGCCACCACTTACACCTAATGGAGAAACTCCCGTTCCACTTAATCCACCGCCAACAGTAGCACCATTAGTACCTTGTTGATTCGTATTTGCATTAACATTTACACCACCTGAAGCACTACTTCCAGCAGTTTGTCCTTGTTGAAATAATCTAGATTTATATGTTGCAAGATCTGCTTTTTCTTGAGGACTTAAAGAATTTATAAAATCGCCAACAGGAATATTTTTTACAAGTTGTTGTCCTGTTTTAGGATCAATAACTGGTTTTCCAGTTGCATCAAAAACTGGTCTTCTTAAAACAGTTTTTGAAAGTAAATCTCTATATTCTTGATTAGAAGAAATACTATTGTTTGCTAAACTTTTTGCTGCGTAAGCATCTTTTTGAGTACCTAAAATTAAATCACTATTAGTAATGTTCTTTTTATCAGCAAAATAAGATTGACCCTTCCATTGAGAAGTCATTGAATCCAAAGAGTCTTTATTTGTAATTAATGGAATGGTATTGTATTCTTGTAAAGTTAACTGTCTACCCCTTCCATTTTCTTTTGTTGGATCATATTCATATGCTTGACCAACTTTGCCATTCATGTTGTAAGTTACTGCATATTTTTTATTATTTGGATCAACTGCCAATTCATCATATTTGGGACCACCATTGAAATATCTCCAGGCTTGTCCAATAGAAGAATTTGGACCACCTAGCAAACTCATAATAACACCTTCCCAATTGGTCTTTTCGTTAATATGATGGTTTTCTGTTTCTTTATTATGTTGAGTAATAATTTCTGCAAGATCTTTTTGGTTGTTAGATTTAATTGCAGGTATTACTTTGTTAACTAATTTTTCAGGAACAGTTTGTCCATTAGTATCATTTAATGGAGATACCGCTTGAGACATTAAAATATTGCCTGGATGTTCAGATGCAGGAATATTAGTAGTTACTTCTTTATTTTCAGGGTTTAATTTTGTTGTGTCTGGACCCAAATTAGGAGCAACAGGATTCATTACTGGAGGTTCTATGGGCATACATTTACCTTTTATCTATTAAATCCATACCACTTGCATTACCTATAACATCATCAGAAATTCCGTTATTAGAATTTGCTTGAGTATTGCTATTTAAAGATTGCAATGCTTGATACATATTTCCTTGAGAAGCATTGTTATAAGCTCCAGAAATTCTTGAAGAAATTCCATTAATTGAATTATTTATAGAATTTCCAACATTAGATGCGGCTTTGTTTAAAGCATCAGAAAAAGATTTAGGTTTTTCACCAGGGCTTATTCCGTGAATAGATGGAGGAACAATTCCTCCAGACCCGCCAAATGGATTGTTTTTCCCATATCCAGCATATTGTTGCCAATTTCCAAAACCACTACCTTGGTTTTGTTGAGTCATTTGCGGTATTGCAGGTAAAAAGTTCATGATTAACCTCCCCCTATACCAAGGCCTTTAGAAGACCCAGTAGAAGTTTGACCTTGAGTACCGGCGTAGTTTGGAGTTTGTTGAGGAGCACCAAATAACAAACTTGCATATTGTGCATAGTTAGACAAAGGTGCAGATTGATAATTAATAGCAGTACCCGCAGTACCAGGAGCATTTTGTAAGTTAGCAGTACCTGTACCTGATAAACCACCGTAACCAGTTATTGCTTGGCCTTGTTGGGATGTACCAGCATTTAATATGTTTCCGTAATTTTGACCCGCTTGTCCTTGTGCAGTATTTCCTGCGTTCAATAAATTACCATAATTTTGATTTGCTAAACCTTGTGTTGTGTTTCCTGCGTTTACTAAATTACCATAATTTTGACCAGCCTGACCAGAAAGCGTTCCACCTGAATTTAACAAGTTTCCATAGTTTTGACCCGCTTGCCCAGAAAGTGTTGCTCCGGTTTGTTGCAAATTTGCATAATTTGAACCCGCTTGATTCAAGCCTTGTAAACCACCAGTTAATAATGAATTTGCCGCTTGTGCTTGTTGTTGTTGTATTCCTGCTTGTGTTTGAGCCGCAAGTGAACCAAGCGTTTGTTGATTAATGTTTTGTGTTTGTTGGGCCGCCAAAGCATCTCTAGCAGAGCCTAATTGACCAGCTCCTGCAAATGCCGCTTCTTGCGCTACGTTTGCTCTTTGCGCCGCTTGTTGTGCTGGGGCTAATACTCCCGCTATTTGCGATTGCTCATACTGTGGACTAAATAAAGAACTAAGCGCAGATGATCCAAGGCTTGAATTTTGTAAGCCCTGTGCGCCTTGTGCATTAGCCAATTGCATTGCATTAGAAGCACCGCCACCTATTAAATTTAATCCTTGAGTTCCTTGGGCATTTGCTAAAGACGAACTTCCTCGACTTCCTTGATTTAATAAATTACTAGCCTGCCCTTGTTGTTGGTAACCTAATGCATTTTGCGCTTGAGAATTTTGGTTAAGTAATCCTGCTCCAGCAGAACCTTGGTATTGGCCTAAATTACTTGCTCCGCCTGCACCTTGGTTTAATAAAGAACCACCTTGATTAACTTGATTATTTGCAAGATTAGAAGCGCCACCACCTCCTTTGCCAGTCATAAGTTGACCACCAGAATTAGCGGCATTAGAGGCATTTTGCAAACCCGATGTACCACTTTGTAATGCGCCTGCACCAACACCCGCTTGAGTATTTGCTACATTTGTAGCTGTATTAGCGGCATTAGATGCGGCATTATTAACGCCACCCGCTTGGTTTTGATAAACTTGATTTGCACCCTGAGTTACGCCTGTAAGCGTGGGCAAATAACTTTGCAGAAACTGGTTCTGTAAGTTAATAGTTTGTATTTGCTCAGGAGTTAAGACAGCTTGCGTTGACTGATTACCTGATGATTTTCCTCCGCCCATAATTTTATCTCCTAATGCTTACCTGAACTTGAGTTCTGCGAGGCAGATGGTTGGCCTCCTTTTCCGCCGTTTCCACCAATCTGCTG